GAGAATCAGCAATTATTCCAAAGAACACAAAGCTCAGATAGAGCAGATTAAGAAATGGGTTTCGGAAATGGCTAAAGAGTCTTTTGAGGAGAGTTTGGAATGAAAATTAGACATAAAGCACTGCTTCACTATTATTTTGTCAGGAACCGCAGTAAATTCCTGAACACTAAGACTGTCCGTGCAGCTTTTGAATGGCTCTACATACATACACCAATTTTCAACACAAGGGCATTAATAAAATATAACGAATACTCGGGGAGAAATCAATGAACCCTACTACAGTTTTTAACGATAGACGAGTGTGTGATAAATGCGATATAGTTTTTCTATTAGCTACCGAAACAACAGAAAATATCGAAGGTCAAGCAAACCCTACAATCTGTGAAGAAATTCAGGAAGGAATATATTGCGATAAGTGTATTAGCCAATTATCAACAGAAAGGAGAAATCAATGAGCATTAAAGTGGAAATGGGCATTCCGTTGCCCGCAAAGAGGACAAACAATAACGAAACATTAAATGAAATGAGGGAAATTGTTGAGGATATACGCATAGGTGATTCCTTCATCGTTCCCGAGGAATTTATTATTCTAGGGAAAAAAGGAAAACCGACACACGTGGGACGGGGCATTTATAATCAGTTCAAGAGAGCAGGAAAAAAGTGCGCCGTCAGAAGAATAGACAAAGAAACCAACACCTTCAGACTCTGGAGAATTGAATAATGAGCACACGAAGCACCATCGCCTATGTAGAGGAAGGCAAAAATGTGGTCGCCAGTTATTGCCACATGGACGGTTATTTAGATCACACAGGGCGTATACTATTCGATCATTACAATAGCTTTGAACAAGCTAAAGAGTTGGTGGATATCGGAGCCATCAGTTTCCTGGAAACTACGACAGCCTTGATTCGAGAACGCTCGAGGTGTCTGAATGATAGAGAACCTGAGTTTTATCGCACGATTAGCAGTTTTATATATCATGTAGATGCTCAAGAGATTGAGTATATTTATATGTGGGACAAAAATATGTGGCGGATCGCTCGAAGACTTGCTATTAATACATGGGACTTGGGCAAATTTGAGGAAGGCTATAAACAATGGGTATACTACCACAGCAGGTTTGAGCCACTCGCCCAAGAACTCGCCCAGTGGGACTTCGACAACCCTACAGACCAACAGGGGCAGTATGTCTAGCGGTGGCGGCGGTCCAAAACTGCTTTATAATCGGTTTACTCCCAGTTATACTATATATAAGGGTAAGCGTTAGATTTACCCAAAACTATAGAAAGGAGAAAGACGTGGAAGATTTATACACCCGAAGCAAAATAACTCCAGAAGACCAGGACGAAATCATTGAATTAAGAGTGTTCGAAGGACTTACTGGGAAAGAGGCACGCGACCATATCCTGCGACGTAAAGAAGCAGAACGTATGAGAAAGCTTAACGATCACATCTTATTAGGGATAGGGGGGACACGTGGATAACATGTTAACAAAAACTGAAGCAAAAGAGACCTATCGAAAGACCCTTGTAAAGATGGAGAGTGGTGAGATCTGCTGGGACGACAATAAATTAGAATTAATGAGTAACCAGATAGATGATGCGATGGACGAACAGACCTTCTTTAACGAAGGGCAATTTACCAAAACAGAAATGGACTTGCTGAGCGAAGCACTTATCGATTTACTGCAAAAGGTGAATAAAAAGAGTCGAGAATTTGGGTACGACGACGCCGATTTGAAAATTAATTTTAAATTGGAAGACATCGAGAACTTAATCGAAAAGATCCAGGAGGGCAGTTGATATGTATGAAACAATAGAAGAACTAAACAAAGAAATGGATAAACTGTTGAACCAAACAGTTAAGGATCGCTGCATAAGTGGTGACTTAACTTACAACGGAACTTATGCATGGGACGGAGAAGACGGGGGCTCATTCATCCAAGAGCTCAAAGAACTTGTACCACCCACTATGTGTCACGATTTAGGTATTTTTAGATACTTAGACGGAGGTGATGATCGCAAAGAACTCCTTATATTTGAAACAGACAAGTATAAGTTTTTATGTGTTGAATCCAACGAAGTTATAGTGTACGGCGGAGGGACTTGTTACTCGGGAAGTGTAGAAGTTTATCAAAAACCCAAGGAGGGCAGTTGAGATGAACGAAAAACCCGCACACATTCGCCTGATAGAAGAAAGAACAGGTCGTAAATGCATTAGTCGCAAATATGGCAGAGGCGGTTGGTTTTTAGATCCAAAGACCAACGAGCTCTACAAACATATACCCAGTCAACGTTGGGCATATACTCGTGAAGGAAACCTACGGGATGGTAGAATAAGGTCATGGGCAAACACTGTGAAAATTACACCTATGAACTATGCCAGTCATAACATTCCAAAATATATTCGTCAAATAATGGAGGGCAGTTGATTAGAATTCTAACTACAAAGAAAGGAGAATAGAGATGACGATAAAAGTTTGTTTAGAAACTAAAGAAGGAACGATAATAGAAATCTGCACTTGTCGGAACAAGGAAAATGTGATACGAAAGATTGTACAGGGGTACGAGGACATTTGGCAAAATACTATTAACCGACCTGTTGACGTACCTGCAGAGGAATACGGTAGCTCGACTAACCCGATTATAAATAATTGGGGAGGGAGTGAGATACTTGTTGAAAGTATTGAAGATCCTGGCGAGTTTGATAAGTTTTATTTATAACGGATCCTGATGTCCTAGCCGCACAACGAGTCATCGACGCAGCGTACTGACAGCACGCACCCAAACAAGCCCCCGATTGTTACGACGGTCGGGGGTTTTTCTATTATTAAATCTATTAGTATTGTTATCTGGTAAATTAAAAAAGTTTTTGAAAAAATATTCGCAAAAGTGCTAATATCACTAATATACTAATAGAATCACTCTACAACCCTCTTGTTCATTGGGTTCTTTGAAATAGCAAATCTAATAGAATTCTATTACTATATTAGAAACTATGGTAAGATTCTCTAGAGGGCATGAGAAAACTATATAAAATTATTATTTTATAATAAGATTGTAATATCTTTTAGCAGCCACGGAGAAACCGAATGAAAGAACTAATCTACACTTCTTTGGTGCCAACTGAGGATGGTAATGCCTATGTTGATTCCAAAGGTAAGAGATGGCAACCACTCAATTCCAAACAAAAGAAATTTTGCAAGGAGTATTTGAAAGGGCAGACGGCTACGGAAGCAGCGATCCGTGCGGGCTACACCAAGGATAGAAAAGGTGCAAAAACGCAGGGAAGTGTCCTATTAAATCATAACCCAGTGGTTCGAAACTATCTGATTGACTTGGAAATAGCAGCCTCGGAGAAGGATGCAGTTTCCTTGGAGACCCACCTTTCCACCCTCCACGACCTGCGGGAGGAGGCGAAGGACCAAGGGCAAATCTCCGCCGCCATCACAGCCGAGGTCCATCGGGGCAAAGCGGGGGGACTGTATATTGACCGCCGTGAAATACTGACCGCAAAGATCGATATGATGTCCAAAGATGACATACTTACGCGACTCGAGCAGCTGATCAAGAAGCGAGCGAGCCAGGCGAACGTGATCGAGGGAGAGTTTGCAACCAAAGACTGATTGAGCCCAATTGCTCTACTCTACTCTACTGCAATTGCATCCAATTGCCTGCACCCAAACCCTAACCCTTTCCCTCTGTCCCATGAATCTCGAAAGAGTCTAGACTCTAGATTCCAAGTATCTTTTACTGCTTTACATTCATTCGCGGGTAAAGGAGTATGATAGTATTTATGGTAGCAATAATGCTTACCATTAAACTAGAAAGGAGAAAGACATGAGTCAAAACTCAAAAATAGATGCAAACTATAAAGCACCAGTGGGACGAACTTATTCGAACGACGCAAAAGTTGTTCTTTTAAGGACGCCAGTCAAAGACGTCGATTCAATCCCAGCACAAGCAGGGAAAATCATCGAGGCTCTCGTAGTAGCCAAAGACAATACATTAACCATTGCAGAGATCGTCGGCAAGGACGAGGCTGGATTGGGTAATGCGTTGGACAAGGTTGGATTGGAAACAGTCCAGACTCCCAGAAAGATCTGGCAGTTCTACAAAGCCCGACTGGTCAGAGAAGGATACATTAGTATCTCCTGATCATCACCCACGAAGAGCCGATCGAAAGGTCGGCTCTTTTTTTTGTGCTCTACTCTATCCGTCACTCACTCACTCACTCGATCCCTCACCCATGCCATTTCACTCTACCCTTACCCCTACACTCTACTCTATCCCTCACTCTATCGCTCTACTCTACTCTATCCGTCTCTGGTCCCACCCGCCCACACCACACATAAGAAATATAGACGCACAGGAACGAGCGAGCGAGGGATTTTAGGAGCGAAAACTAAAAGTAAAGTAGTATTGTAGGCTAGGCTAGTTTATGGTAAGCTATGCTTACCTAACACAAGTTAGGCATTTAACCATAGGTCAAAAACTATGAATACAACTAAACAGTCAGTTAAGACTCAAAAAACAAGTAAGTATGACTTTAACGCACTTAAGCAACAAGCCCGTAGGGGTAGCAAAGGGGGCTCACTAAGCCCTACTACAAGGGCTATTATAAACCCTGAGAAGTTTATAGCCTTCCATGCTAGGCTACCCGCTCAACCTGCTATATGGTTTACTGAAGCCTTTGAGCGTCAAGAGACTAACGGTATCTCACCTACTATTAAAGAGATGAACGATTGGTGGGTTAGTAGTGAATACTATGATGAGTCAGGTAAGAACGGCTATAAGCAAGATACAGGTGAGTTTATGCCTACTTACTACACACCTAGCGGGGCAACTAAACTTCTAACTAAACGCCTTTTAAAAGGTGAGGAAGATGTAGCTAACTTCGTTAAGTTTGTAAGCTAACCAACTAACTAACCAACTAAAAGGCTAGGCTAATAACCTAGCCTTTTTTCATGCCTACTCTATCTCTACTCTACCCCTAGACCTACGCATTTAAGCCCTAACACACCGCACACTCTCTACTACCCTTACCCACTACTAAAGATAAAGATACCCCTATACCCCCCTTTACGCCCGCTAGCGTGGGTCCCACCCGCCCGACCTGGACCCAGCCTCGCAGTTGCATGTAGTTTGTAAATGGGACTCCTAACAAAAAAATATTTTGCAAAAAAATTTTTTGAGATTATACTTCGTAGATGAACAATCTTCTAAGGAGGAGAGAATGCCGTTAAAGGAGGGTTCTTCCAGGAAGGATATCTCTGCGAATATCTCAACGCTCAGGCGTGAAGGGTATCCGCAGAAACAAGCTATTGCCATAGCTTATTCCAAAGCAGGTAAAGCCACTGGAGGGGAAATTTTACCAGAAGAAACAGACCGCATGGCTGAAATTGCGGAAGAAATAGAATTTGATACGCC